TATTTTATTACTTCTGAAGGAGAAGTTCTAAAGACCCCTCTTCAGGATCTGCATAGACTTGACTGGGCGAAGTCTACTGTATTATGTAAGATTACTATTCTACCTAAGAAAAATTATAGTATATTGATGAACGGTACTATAATTGAGACGGTGTTAGGAGAGAATTTTGATCGTACTTGTATAGTAACTAATCCTTGGAAGAAAGCTCTGAAAAAATTATGACACTTAAAAAAGGAGACGTGGTAGTTCCTATTGGAACTCTAAAGGATGTAGTAGACTTTTTAGCCAAGGCTGACGCCGAGACACTACGGCTACTAAGAAGCTTTCTTTCTGCGGGATCGCCTGTAGAGGATGCTAAACTTTTGACTTCACCTAGAAAGGTAAATAAAGTTTACAAAGACTCTTTAGAAGTTACTCTTTCTAAAGAGTATGTATGGGAAGAAGGTATAGACTATTTTGTGAGGGTACCAGATGAAATTGAAGGAAGTCGAAGTACTCGGAACACCTCTAAAGCTAAGGTTCTCAAAGGAGAGGGATTACTACCTAGTGCAGATAGTCGGTCCGTCGAACCCTCTGCTGTACAAGATAGCTAATAATATAGTCCATAAGTCAATCCGCGACTGGAGAGGGATTCCTACGTATAATGGATCTATTAATATTTATAGGTCTGAAGATTTAAGTCCTGAAATAAATGTATTTCAATCCCGCGAAGCGATATCCTATCTGTCATTGAATACAGATCTTACTCGCTACGGTATTCTACAACTCATCAACGAAGCAGAAGAATCTGTAGCTCTGCGTAGATTGGAAGTTGAAATGGCTAGGACAGCAAAGGATTTTTATCGGATAGCGGTTGATCTGAAATTTAGTGAATCTGCTCTAGATCTTATTCTTCTTTTGAAGAAGGGAAACGAGCTATAAGATCCGCAATAGAAGCGCTAGCGCTTCTACTCAGGTCGTTACCTACCAGCTCCGCCAGCTTAGTTAATTCAGGACCTGTCCATCCTGCATGAGCATAAGCAGAAGTGTCAATTACAAGAAGATTACCATCTTGTCTTCTTTCAAATTGATAAGGCCCTGCTTTTCCCATAGGAATAGGTAGTCCCTCTAATATCTCTCTGACTTGGGAATACTTTTCGGGTGGTAAAGATGTAGTCTTAGTTCTTATTCCTAAAGACTTATTTTCGTGACTTTCCCAATCAGAAGCTGGTAAAGAATCAAAGAACTTTTCTAATAGTGTATCCGTATCAAGTTTCTTAGGCTTCTTTTCTTTCTTTTCCTTAGGGGCAGCTCCTTGATATGTTGAAGCGTGTTCAGTAGCAACGGAGTTTACAGAATTCTTTGAGGTTTCGATTGCTTCTTTAAAAGCTGCTGCATCACCCATCTTAAAATCTAATACGTCAGACCCCTTTAATCCCATACCTTTAAGTTTGTACTCTAGTTCTGAACTAACTTTTTTAGCTAGAAGTTCCAAAATGCGTGGAAGAAATCTAAGAGGTTGGAAAGCGTGGGTAGTAGTTTCTTTGGCTGAGGCATACTTATCAGCAACATTCCCCATCATATTTAATAAACCTTGAGGATTAATTACAACCCATAATTTGTTAGCATCTCGGGTCAAAACTATTTCAACAACACCTTGAGCTGCCCAATCTCCTCCATTGAAAGATACATTTGCGTTGCATGTAGCTTTACCATCCTTGAAGGCCTTACCCATAGCAGCTTCTAACCCGGATGTATCAGAGGTCCAATATTTTCCCCAATCTTTATTAATTTCATCTATGGTAGGATGACTACCCTTCTTAGTCTCTTCCTCTTTCTTAGGTTCTTCAGCCTTAGGCTCTTCTTTTTTTGGTTCTTCTTTTACAGAAGGAGGGGTTTGCTCTTTTGGAGCAGCTGTAGGAGGTTGTCCAAGTTCTTCATAAGAAAAGTCATCAGCACCTGTCTCAGGAGAGTCGGCTTTCTTTAAAAGTTCTTTTTTAGATAAAGGATTATGGTTGTGCATCATCTTTCTCGTAAGCAGTTACAATGCGTCTTACTACTTCATGTCTAACAATGTCAACAGGACTAAATTCAATAACAGCAACACCTTCTACGTCTTTTAGAATATGCAGGGCGTCTTCTAGACCCGAATCTACGTGGTCGGGTAAATCTATCTGTGTAGGATCTCCATTAACTACCATCTTTGATTCTTGTCCCATACGCGTTAGAAACGTTCGCATTTGCATAGGAGTAGTATTCTGCGCTTCATCTAGAATCATAAAACATCTGGTAAATGTGCGACCTCTAATATAAGCGAGGGGGGCAATCTCAATTATACCTTGGGCTTGCCATGTTTTGAACTCTTCAGGTTCTATTAATTCAAAAAATGCGTCATAGATAGGTCTAAGGTATGGGTCAACTTTTTCCTGAAAGGTACCTGGAAGAAATCCTAGCTTTTCTCCCGCCTCTACGATAGGTCTAGTTATGATAATCCTATCGACTTCTCCAGCCTGTAGAGCTCTAATAGCTCCTGCTACGGCAAGATATGTCTTTCCACTACCTGCACTACCCCTGCCAAAAACTACATCAAATGAATCAATGGCTTCCATATAATCTTCTTGTGCCTGACTCTTTGGTACAATCTGGTACGCCCCATTTGATCGTTTCGACTTAGATTTTTTCATTAGTCTCCCTGGAATTTTAATACAAGAGTTCTAGTAGATAAGTCTACATGTTCTGAAGAAATGCTTTTAAATTTATCAAAAATATGGGGTAGATTAGCTTTAATAAAACTAATCAGTGCAGAAGTTACTTCTTGTTCTGAAAAAGAAAGAGAATCTTCATTATCCCAAGAACAAGTTACTCTGGCTCCACTATTGCTGACTTCAGCTGTAAGGGAAGAAAAAGACTGTCCTGCCGGCATACCATCTAGATTACCTGGAGAGGGTTCCCAATAAGTTACGCCATTGCGTAGCTTAGTGCCTCCTACTTCGTCTTCCTCTCTATCAGGATCTACCCATCTGGCGGGCGGAGAAGGTACCCCTCTAGGGAAAGTTTGAGTATCACTTATCCAATCACGGTCCATAATTAGAACGCCTTCATCGTCCTCAGTGCGTTCTAATCTTCTATCATCGTCTATAGCAGTCTGTTCATAGTCGTCATAAACATTTGAGGCTGCTTCTTTGTACGAAAGAATACTAGCGATAATCTTTTGGCCCGGTTTAATAACTCCTTTGTTCAAAGCGAGAGCATGTAACTTTTGAGAAAAGTCATTAAACTGCCTATCAGATATTCGACCGTTATCTTTCAACTCTCGAGCTCTACGAAGTATAAATTCCATATAACTTGGAGAGTCTGACATGCTATCTAATACACTCTTAGCCTGTTCGCTAATAGGATTGTGTATCGCCTGTACTAGATCCGTATCATAGTTGATAGGGGTTACTTCTCTGTAAGAAAGAGAGATTTTCATTCCAAACGCTTTAAGTCTTTCTTCCCATTTCTTTCTCTCAGGAGATCCTTCAGGATACTTCAACATGTTATCCAACATCTCATCTCGCTTGCGCTTAAGAGTCTTAGAATCCATTACTTTAACATCCGCAGGCGACTGAGGGGTATTTTCTTCTTTTTCTTTCTTTATCTCCTCTCTAATTTGATCAGCTACTGATTGCCCTAATTCTTCTACCTCAGGAGTTACTTTTGAGGTTTCAAATTCCATCATATCTTCTGTAAGTAAAATATCTCCGGGATTAGATTCTACTCCTTTAAGCCAGACTACATAAACAGTAGGATTATATTTATATGGCTGTACTTTATCGGGCCAAAGAACATATCCAGGAGTTCCTTTATGAAGAGGTGCCAAATCTTGCTTTAATTTAAAAGGAGTGCCTGGAGGTAAAGAAACATTACCTGCTCCAAGCTTTACAGGTTGAACTAGATCTTCTTTACTCATATCTTCGTCCTCTATCATCTTTTTAAGAAACTCAGGTAGTAGATTCATATTATTACGCCATTCTGATTTAGGACGTCCATAATACTGTTTTACATCTTTGGCTAGAAGGCCGTCATCTCTTTCACCCCATTCGAAAGCAGGTTCTAGTTCTTTAGTTATACCTGCAGGAGGTTGAATGGCTTCTTTAGATAGAGAAGCTATTTTTAGCGGAAACGTAGTCTTATTGCTATTCTTGTCACTAAACTGAACTTCTCCAAAGGTAGCTTCTTTATCTACCACTTTAGATCTATTGACATTAGCCCAGGATGTGTCACCAACATAATTTTTACCTTTGCCCTTCTTAAGGTAAGCTATGGTTAAGTGAGGGTTGTACTCTGGAAAGCTCTCAGTATTATCAAGACTCTGCTTTAATAGATCGTGCAGCTCAGTTAGATCTTTTGATACTAGGGATACTTTTAGAACGTCGTACTCTTTGTCTTCAGGCTCAAATAGGCTGAAATCTTCCAAGGTTGCGCTTATCTTAGGCTTGCTAGACAGTAAAAACTCTACTTCCTTAGGATTCTGAGAGTGGATGCCGAACAAAATAGTAGCGTGCGGCTTCTCTTCTCTACCATACTTAGGGTCTTCCTTTGGATTATATATCTCTTCTTCAGGGATAGAGTTCGCGAGATCTTTGAAAATCTTCTTTAGGGGCTCTCCCAGAGAGGCTAGCACGCACGAAAATTCTCTAGGTGCGTCGTTCGCCTGCTTTAATATTTCTTTGTAAGAAAGAGAGGACGCTTTAGCTTTCTCACGCTCTTCTATTTCTTTCTCTCTTTTATTTTTAATAGGTGTTAGACTCTTATTATACTGTATCTGCTTTTCACGCTCTTCCTGTTCCTTCTTTAGCTTCTCTGCTAGTTCGGGGTGCTTCTTAAAATATTCCTTTGCATCCTCTACACCCTCTTCTATTATCTTTGGAGTTAGTTCGTCTCCATGAGTAGGAACTTCTTTTGGATGACTTTTAGAGATACCTATCTTCTCTTTAACAAACTTTTGTATCAAAGGATCTTCATCAGTCTGTCCTTTATAAAATAGATCTATAGCTGTAGGGGTTTGAGCCTCCCAGAGGTATCCGTATACCTCTCGACGAATCTTAGCTGAAGGATCTTTGGTACCTTCTTCAAGCAAATGATCTTTAGCCTTAAGGTGAGAAGCTGCCTTATACCCCGTAGATCTAATCTGTTCAGAATCATCTTTAATAGCTTCGTCAACAATAGGAATATAATTTATGGCTAAAAGCGCTTCTACTATTTCTCGGCGAATTCCTTCAGGGATACTTGTATTGGTAAACAATCTATTGAGAACTATTACGTTCTTAATGTTCTTAAAGACGTCTATAATCTCTTTAGCGATAGAGGGGTTAAACGAAACTAAAGGGAATACGGCTGCTAGTTCATTAATATTATTATTCTTAGCGAGCCACTTTACGGCATTACTTTGAGCTCCCTGACTCCCTTTTTCTAACAGGAGAAGGGCTTGATCTTTGTTTAAAACAGGAGCTCTGGAAGACCTATCTTCTAGGTCCTTTAAAAGTTTAGGGGCGTTCAACTTGTTGTTAAGAATATAGTCGATTGCCTTTTCAAATTGTCGCTGACTAACTAGGCCTTTGATATGGGCCATATGTTCTTCATTAGTAGCTGCTCGCTTTACTATATCGCGTTTACCTAGCGCAGATTCAATGCTATCTTGCGCTTCATTCGATTCATCTTCTTCTTTAACATCAGAAGCTTGATCAGGCATTTTTTCTATGTCTGTAAGAGATAAAAAGTGAAGTAGATCAGTAGGGTCCTTCTTGTCGTGGATAGCCGTGTAGGAATCGTAGGTGTTCCATTCATTAACAGGATGTAGCATCTCTAGAGGAGTACTGGGGCTATGCTGCATATCTGGTCCATCATGCAGTTCCCATACTACTCCAGGGAGAGATGGTAGGAATGCTGAGCTTACTTCTTTAGCAGAAAGCTCTGTATATTTGTGATGCTTAACATGTTGCTTTGGAGGAGGAGCGATCTGTTTAATATATTCCTGAGTTTCAGCAGGAATCTCTCCACCTTTAGTTAACCATTGTTTTACATTACCTGGACCCCAATTGTAAGCTTTAACTGCATCTTCCCAATTACCAAATTCCTTATGAAGATCCGTTAGATATTTTGCAGCTCCTTCAATACTCTCTGCTGCGTCAAGAGGATTAATTCCCCTTTCTTTAGCAGTCTCTGGAAGAAATTGAGCAAGCCCTACGGCTCCGCTATTCGGATTAACTGCCCAAGGTTTACCCGAAGCATTCTCTGTGTGTAGTAGCCTTACAAACATGTCTACAGGAATTCCATGTTTGGATGCGGCAGCTTTAGCAGCTTCTTCAAAGTGTTCCCATCCTACCTGAACATTTTGAGATACAGGAGCGCTAGGTGCGTGTACGGGGAGACCTGGGGCCATAGCTAATCCCAACCCCAGAGCTAACTCTTTGGCTCCGGAGCCTGCTTCTACTTCCCTAATAGAAAGTAGGCTGTTAGCTTTGCTTTCACGGCTAGATAATGGGTTATTGGAGCTAAGGGGCTGATCCATCCGTATGTTATCGCCACTAGATTGAGAAATTGGTTCGTCATATAATACTCCTGTTTTCGGCCATGTCCAAGATCTTTCAAATCCCTTTTTACTTTGTACAGATTTCCAAAATGTTCCAGCTTTTTCTTCTGTCCAATCAGTCTTATTAAATCTAATAGCTTGTAGGGCTTTCTTACCAGATTCTAAATCGCCTACCAAAAATTGAATACCTTTAGGGGCTATTACTCCAGCCCATTCATTCCATCTACGAAAAGATCCTTGTTTAAAATCTTTAGGGTCTCGGAGACGCCAACGAATTTCATGCTCAGTGGAATTAGGATCAGCTTTAAAACCGCTAGAAGTTTTACTCATATGTGAAATAGTAAAGTCCTTCTTCTCTGCTGAAACTAAGTCATCTATTTGGGAACATACTAAACCTGTTTTTGCATTAAGAGACCATAAAGCTCTTAAAGATCCATCTTCATGAAGAGTAGTGGTATCTAATCTCATTTGGTCAGACTCTTTTGAAATATGCGTAGAAGTATTTTTATATCTGGGAACTATCTCTTCCTCGAGCAAATTATTTAACATATCTCGGGCAGCATCTACATTAATAGATTTCTTAAGCCAGGCTATACAATGTATTCCTCTGCCTCCGCTAAAACGAACTTCTGTCTGTTCAACATTAGGTAGCTTAGATAAAAGATTTTTGATTTCCTCAGCGACCTTCTTTACATCTTGCCAAGAATAATTTTCTTTTGGGTCAAGATCTACCCAAATCTTCTTAGTTTCGTTATCTTCTATAGTATCATGAAACTCTAAATTGCGTCCATTATTAAGCTTGTCAATATCTTCAATGGTATTAATTTGGATCTTTTCACCTGTCTTAGCATCATTACGACGGACATGTTCACCATCAGTTTTGGTTACTATCAGAGTAGGAGTTCCCTTTAAAGCAAGTAATAACTTGTCTTTAGCAGAATCATACCAATTCCAAACATCTTCTTCACGAAGACCTTTAGGATACCACTCATTAGGTTCTACCATGAGTGTATCTGGATGCTTAGGAAAACCTGCTTCCTTAACAAACGAAGGGATCTGTTCTAGTCGAAGGTCCTGAGGTATTACTTTTTTATCTTCGCGAATTCTAAGAAGACGGGGCTCACGACCAATAGCTGATGGGGCGTCTCCAATCTCTTTTAAGTCTTTATCATATAAAGGAGTATCTCTAAGATTAAGTTCCTTGGAAGCTACCTCAACAACACGATTAGGGTGAACCCAAATGGTTCCATCCTCTTCTCGTAGCTTATTTTCTAACGCATAACTCATCCACATATCTCGATCAACGTCAGAAAAACCTGTACCTACTTTACCTGCAAATCTGTAGTGTCCTTCAGAATCTAAGTAGGCTAATCCTAGAGCCCCCATTGCTTCAGGATGCTTCTTTGATCTTTCTACATATACTACGGCTAAATCTTGTGAAAGAATAGGCTTGGCTTTAACTACTCCATTATAATGAATTACTAATCCCTCATAATGTTCTGGAACTCCTTGTTCCCACATCTCTTGAATAGTAGATCTATTCCCCTGTTTAGCCACGATAGGATCTATATGCTTCTGATCACTAAATAGTTCTTTAATTAATAGAAATCTTTCCCAATAAGGACTCTCTATTTTTTTACCGTCTAAAGAATCTATATCAAATATAGCTAAGCGAATCCTACTTTCTTCTTCTCCGGAAAGAGGTTTACGTAAGATAGACATAGCTTTAGGGTAGGGTAAACTATTACCCTCTTTGTCAACAACGTATAATTCTCCAAAGCCTACAGCTGACTTATATTTAGATAATGCTGCAGCTAGATCGCTGGTAACCGGAAAATCCTTTCGAACTCTTCCTTCTCGTGATACTAGAGTGGCTTTACCATTTGTATATTCCCAAGCAGTATTTTCACCGTCTATTTTATAAGTAACTACTACAGGTTCATCATTTTCAGATTTACCAATTAAATCTTCATATTCTTTCGACTTAATATTAGTAGTCTTTTTATATTCTTCTAGTAAAGAAATTAAAGGGTTTTCTTTGTCAAACTCTTGAAACATACTATGAATAACTATAGATTCTGAAAAAGAGGTTTTAATTCGAGTAGCTACTTCCTGATAAACGTTATTCCAATCTCCTTTGAAAGGAATAGCTTTATCATCGATATAATATTCAGCGTCTGGCTTACCCCTAAAAATTTCATCATAGGGGCATTTATATTGGACTAGCCACTCAGTAATCTGGCGGAGACCTTCATCAGATAAAGCTCTACATGAGTAGATTACAATTCTAAAACCAGCATCTTTAAATTTTTGAAGACTTTCTATAGCCCCTTCAAAAGGAGCTCCAAGATCACGATCGACTGTCTTTGAAAGAGTTCCATCAAAATCAATACATAATTTACGTCTAGAGGCTTCTTTGCCTAGATCTGACAAATATATTTTATAAGTATTATATTGAAAGTTAAGTGCGTTGGACTCATCTCTAAGTAGGGGAAGAACTTGGCCCTTATAAGCAATATGCCTGGCGGCTTCTAGCTCAGAAGGATCTTTAATAAGTTCATCCATATGGCGAGATACAACCAGCTTAAAAGCTTGCAAATCTAAAATAAGACCATTTACATCCAGAGTGCTCATAAGCAAACGCTGCGTAGCAGGTTCAAAATCGCGAATGGCGAAGAGGAGTGTCTTCTCTTTAGGGTAAAAGGCTACGGACATATTTAGTTATGGTTTAACTGCCCTCTCATCACGACGTTAATTGTAGGAGAGGGAACTGAAAATCCTAAGCCTGCGCCAGGGCTTCCCCATGGAGCAATAACTACAAAACTACAAACTCCTACAACTTCTCCATTATCATCAACTAAAGGTCCTCCACTATTACCCGGGTTAATAGGAGCTGACGATTGGATAAATAAAATACCATGCTCTTGGTCAATATAATTAGAAGTAATACCATCGCTTACACTGTAGAGTATTGCTAATGGATGTCCAATAGCGTAGACGTGAGTTCCAGGAGTCTGATAATCTTCTTTAGATTGAAGGTAAGGTAATCCTTTTGGAAGAGGTGCCTGTAGTAAGGCTATATCCAGTAAGGGCTTAACTAGAATAACTCTGGCTAGATATCCTTTATTTCCATTATGAAGATATACTGTAATAGATACTACGTCTTTTCCCCCTGTAGCACAATGACCTGCAGTAACAATATGTCCATAATCATCAGCTATATATCCCGCACAAAGAAAAGTTTGATTTATCTTAAGTTGTGAATGTTTTTTGTGCTTGCGCCTGTGATTTTTAGACAGAGGGGGTAATTGAGGTCCTAGATTAACATCTACTTGTTTAACAATCTTAAGAACTACCGTAGCATCTTCTACCCTACTAATCATCAAATAAGGGCTAGATAGTTTTGCGTATATGGTAAACATTAATGCGACTGCTAGTAATACGCTTACAACTTTTTTAAAAATCCTTTTCATGATTAGCCCACATAGTTAATTTCGTTAGTGTTCCTATCGCGGAAGCTAATTTATTTGGTACTTAGTGATAGAATAATTCGCCCTCTTGAACGTAGCAACTGCGACATGTTAAATCGTCGCAAGGTTCATCACCTTTTGGTTCATAATTCCATAAATATAAAATACGAGCTGCTAGCTCTTTCTTATCTGCTTTTTTACGCTGGCGCTTATTCATTTACTTCCCTTCTTTTTCTTCTCTAAACCCTTCTAGACTTCCTATTAATGAATCAAGTAAGACTTGTACTTTAGTTTGCGGTACAAGCCAAATATCTATATACTGGGCACATTTAGGATTAAAACACTGAGTAAAAATTGCTGTCTTTTCATTTACTTCGTCTAGGTACACGTAGCAGAAGGACGTTTTCAAACAGTACGGGCATTTTTGACGCTTGGCCGATAACATGTGGCCCCCGTAAGTAAAGTAAATTTAACATCTTCATACAAGTCAAAAAGACCTATCGATGTATATCAATAGGTCTCGACTTGGTGATTAAAAATTGACTTTTAAGGTTTACTTACTGCTTGGCAGCGGCGTTGGTTTCTTCTAGCTTTAGGAAGCAATTACATGCCTCGCAGAAAATTAGAGTTCTACCCTCTCCAACTGCTGTGCGCTTGATCTGCTTAAGATCAAGATCGCCTGACTTATCCTCGCGACAATTGGCACAATGATATTTTAATCCGTTCTTTTCAGCCATACTTTTCTCCTTATAAATTGATTACGTCTATATTAATACAAGATTATTCGTACACCTTGCCGTTAAAGATTACTTTTCCATCTAAAACTTTAATAACACGCCCATCAAATAAACCATTGGAAAGTACTTCTGCTGTCCAAAAGCCATTCAACCATCTAGTACTACCATCTGTAAGATAACCAGGAGATAACTTACACATACAAGGTACCATTACGTACTGGTTAGCTTTCTTCTCGTCGCCTGAATTATGGGTAGTAGTTACTTGGTGTGTGTGGTGATGTCCACATACCATATTACGTGCAGGAAACTTTTTCTGCATTGAAGTAAGCGTTCCTACCTGATGGCCATGTATATATGTTAGCTTCCCTAGGACTAACTCTTTACCGAAGGGAAGTACCTTCATATTAAGTTCATCTGTCTTAAGATGCTCTCTTAATAAATCCGCTAGCACGTGCTTACGAATATCTGCTAGGTCACTTTTAAAAGTCATCTGCTCTACGCCTAAACTAATTCCGCCTGCTAATTGAGGGTATGTTAAGCATGCCCAGTAGAGCCAGTCTTCATGGTTACCAGGGATATAATATTTATTACAATCCTCAGGTAGAGCCGCGACTAGTTGTCTTAACACATCTTTACCGGCATTTAACTCTTGCTTTAACATCCCTGAAAGTTTTTCAAGACCTATCGTTTTGAATTCCTTTTCGTTCCAATGACTTGCCCATTCAAGATTAAGAAAGTCACCTCCGATGATAAACTCATCAGGGCGATAATCTTTAATAAAATCAATTGTACTATTTAATTTAATATTATGTGGGACGTGTACATCAAACAACGCTAAATGTTTTCTAACTTTAGATGAAGCGGTAGAACTTTTAGGTGTGCTCATTACTTGATCTCCAGCCTCTCTGATCTTTACTCATATCGTATTATACATTGCTTACGACTTTTTGTAACGAGACGTATTATTCGTTCAGGGAAGGGTTAGGGGCATCCGATACTGTTTTGCCTTCTTGTCCCTTTGCGTCTGCGTACTCACTTGGATTATCATTGAGATTAGGAGTCATAGCTAGATTACGAGGGCTATCAAAATATCCATAATTTTCGCCCCCTATTCTACCACCCTCTGCAGAAGGTTCATGAAGTCTACTAGGGTCTATATTCTGGTACACTTCTCCATTACTAGACATTACATCACAAGTAGAATCCTTGTTGACTTTTAATACATGTCCTTTTGTAGCTAAATCACGAGTGTCTTCGTATCTCAATTCAACTTTATCACCTTCAGCGAATGTACGAGCTGTTTTGAGTTGTTTAACCTCTCTATAAGAGAGAGGCTGAGCTAAGAAGCCAGGATCTTGCATACCGAAAGGAGTGGTCCTTTTCTGACCAAGCCACTCTTCTTCTTGTGCGGAAGGGCCAGCAGATAGACCTAGTTCATTCATAACATTAGATACAGCTACTCTGGCTTCTTCTATACTTAAGCCAAATCCCTGAGCTACAAAACTACACATCCTAGAATAGTCTTCAAAAGGAACTATAGACGTAAAAGAATCTAATCTATTGGTAATATCTTTAAAAAGATTAAGCATTCCTCCTGGAACATGATCAGGATGAATGGCTGCATGCGATTTAAGTATATTTTCGTAGATAGAGTTTTCTAAAACAGGTTGCGTAAGCCCTTTAGTCGTCTCTAAAAAGAATACATCTGTGCCTACGTCATCTCTTATTTGGTAACCTAAGAGAGATAAATTTTCATCGTAGCGAGGTATAACTTCGTATTCTCTATTGAGAACTGAAACCTTTTGAGAAGTCTTATTCATTAGAATTAACTCTTAGGTCCAATTTCTAATGCTTTTTGTTGCTTTAGCCACTCTATATGTTCAGGACATTCATCATTATGAAATCCAGGTTCTCTGGGAGTGCAACACTCTTTCTCTTCAGAAGCCTTAACTTCGTCTTCATGATAGAAGCATTTCTCATCACCAGTGTGTCCACCGTCGGGCGCTCCATCACAATTAGTACAGGGATGAGTTTTTAATCTTTCACACTCACATCTAGCTTTGTTGCTATAGTATGCAGGACAATTTGTACTATGGGGGATTGCATTAGAAGCTGTATTTTCTACTTTGAGTGGAGGAACTTTGTCACCCATTGGCTCAGGATCTACCTCCACAACACCTCTACCATTCTCCATACCTTCAGCGCTTTGGTCATCTACTTCAGCAAGTACTTCGGCTTTGTCAGCCTTGGCTGTTTCAGGGGTTACTGCAGCTTTATCAGCTTTATCCTTTCGGCGTTTCTCACGGGCTTCCTTACCTTTAGTAACGTACCCACTCAAAGCATCTATAGCATTAATAAGAGCACTGATTTCAGAAGGCTTGTTTTCTTTTTCAAGGCGCTTTTTGAGATCGCGAATCTTAGCGTTCTCACCTTTTGCCTCTACAACTAGTTCAGCCTTTTTAAATTCGGTGGTCGATCCATCTGGGTTATCTTGTAACACCTTATCCCCCATATCATTGACCATCTCTTTTTCTACAACAGTTTTATTCCCAGTAGCATCAGTTACTTCAGCTTTATACTTCACAGCTATCTTTGTAAGTTCTTCAGGGAGAAGACCTCTAGAGGTGCCTAGATCTTCTTTGTCCCACATTACCGTAGCTGTAACAATAGGGGAAGCTCCTTGTTCTTTTGGCTGTCCTGAGCTCATATCTTTTTCAGGGTGCTGAATAGGCATCAAAATTATCTTACCCGTAATAGCTGTTCCAGGTTTAATTCCAGGCAGTTCGTCTTCACTCTTAACGACGTACTGTACTTTAGAACCTACTTTAAGTCCCTTAGCTTCTTCAGTGTCTGTAGGATCTTCTTTAGCTCCCTCTACTCTCTGAGGCATAGTTCCAGCAACCATTGCTTTGTAATCATCACTTGCATGAAATTCATTTAAAGCTAATTGGATATCTGCTAAAGTATTAGAGCTCTTCTTCTTAGGAACAGGTTCTGGTGCAGGCTGAGCAGTAGGTGCAGTAACTTCTTCCTTAGGCAAGCTAATGCGAACTTCTACCCCGCTAGATTGTAGAATTTTGTAGATCTCATTTAGATCATTTTTTGAAGCATGTAGATTACTTTTCTGTAAGAATTCTTGAATCATTATGTCAGACACTACTGTAGGAGGGATTTTAAATGAATCTAAAAAATCCTGAGCTACATCTAAATTAGGTTTTAATACAGCTGTCTTTGCATGAAGGTCGCTTATTGAAGGTTCCTTCATGTGCTCTTTAGTTCTAGATAAATGTTTTCCAGCTTCTTCATTCTGTTTCTTAAGTTCTTCAATTTCTTTATCTCTTAAGAATCGAGCTCTATTAGCAGCAAATTCAGCTGATTCAGGTTGAGCAGGAGTACCTTCTGGAACAAGCCAAGGCTGTTTATCAACAGAAGCCATATGTTTATGCATTTCCATTTGCTGTAAATGAGCTTTAGCTTCAGCTTCGGTAGCATGAGAAGATAGAATCTTTCCAGTGTCGTGCTGTTTAACTACCCAAGGAGCAGCTTCTCCTTTTGAATTTTTATGTCCCGGTATATGAGCAACAAACGAAACTACATTAAGAGATGCATTCATATGTTTAAACATCTCTACCTGCTGTAAGCGTTTTTCTGCCCGTTCTCTACTATGATAAGGACCTCCTAAGTTTCTCTTACCATCATGAGTCTTAACGAACCAACCGTTAGGACGCTTGACGATTATGGAGACTACTTCGAGGGTAGCCTCCTTAGGGCCTAAAAAAGAGGCTGTTTTAGTTGAACCTCTCTTTAGACAATCTCCTGGTAGTGTAGTGCATTCGGCGCCGTCAAATTCAACTAAGTAGAACATAGTTACTTCTGCATCGGGACTACTAAAGATTACCTTCTCACGTACGGTACCTTCTCTACCTTTTAAGGCTTTACCATTAAGAAAGGTAGCCGCTGATACCTTAACATGGTCACCTAATTCGAAGGCAACCTTTATCCCATCATTATCCCACTCGTACTTTTCAAGAGGTTTCTGTTTATCTACTTTAGCAAACTTAGTAATTCCTACAATTCGAGGATCATGTAGTGCTTCAAAGGCTAAACTTGCACCTACAACTCCAGTAACTCTTACTTCAGTACCTTCTCCTAAGGCACCAACAGTAGAGTTGAGTATAACATTCTCTCCCACTACAAAAGTCTGGTCTTCAAGAGAAGCGTGAGGTAATACTGAAGGAATTCCTGCAGAAGGATCAAAAGCTTGTTCTGACTTAGTTTCTTTTTCTGGAAGAAACTCATCTAAAGCTTTTTCCATAAAGGGAACCACTTCAGCAGCAGAAAACTTCTTATTGTAATGACTAAATTCAGGTTCACCCTGAGCTGAACTATTTGGACCTCTCGCACTCATCTGCATATCAAAATCAATCTCATGAGTATCACCTATTAAGTCCATTACGGCTTTACGAGCAATTTCTTCACGAGTTTTAGCACCTTCAGCCATGGCTTTCTGAATAACTGCTTCAGCGCCGCCCGCGGCATCTAAGAGTTCATCCATCTCTAAAAGCATCTGCTCTTCTACAGCTTCATCGTCAGATTTCTTTTTAAAAGGCTCGGGATTTTCTTCTACCCCTTCACCCATCTGATTAACTCCTCCGCGCTGAGGATCAACCATTACATTAGAACCATCCATATTAGGTCCACCTGTTCCCATATCTTCCGCAGTCTTCTTAGAAGGCACCTCAAATCCTTTTCTACGAGCTGCCTCATAAGCAGCAGCTTCAGCACGAGCTTGATCCATCTTATGGTCTTTTATATTCTTTTCAATTTCCTTAGAAATAAAAGCTTCAGCTTCTGGTGTCATCTTGTTAGCTTTCTTCTCAAAGCCTTCTAAGGCAGCTAAAGGAAATAGTAACGATAGTGAATCTAAACTGTCAGCCTTATCAAACTCAGTTTCAGCTTCCTGCTCGTTTGAAAGAACTGACGTCAAGAAACTACCATTAGGTAGAGATAACGTCAGCGAATTAGCTACTAGAGATAGCTCGAAGCCCTGGTTAGTCTTCTTATGTTTAGTAGGCTTTAGTACCTGTACAGTATTGGGCCAACCTGTCCATCCTTCAGGTTCTAACTTCTTAGAAGGGTGAGGGACAATCGCTACAGGAGCAGCTTCTTCTTTTTCCTTGGTATGAAAAGCTTCTTCCGCAGGAGTAACTGGTCTATTTTCAGGCATGCCCGGTTCAAGAATCTTATTTTCGGACATCTCCTTCTGTCTCATCTCTAAATCTTGTAACTTTCTAGTTAGATCTTGCCAATGTCTAGAGTACTCTTGAGCTCCAGCTAGTTCACCTTTAGTTTCCTCAATCTCTTTTCGCATCTTTACTAGCTTAGCCCTTTCGTCTTCTGAAATGTATTCGGTTTTAGACTTAGGTAAAGATTCAGGTCCAGGAATTTCTTTAGGTTCACTTTGAGGAATTCCTGGTAAATAAGGCTTTTTTCCCGCGTGAAATCCTGCGTGAGCCTTCTCAAACGTCTTTCTAACAGGGGTAGGAAAACCAGGGATCTTCATTACGTACATCCCATTTTCTTTATCTACCTGTAAAACTTCAGCGTTTTCGTTGCCTGTAGCGTCACTTACTACTTCCCCTTCATGAAACAAAGGCTCTTCAAGAGCTTGAACGCGTAGTTCGAGACCAGGAGTCTTTAAAAGAAGATACTCTGCACGGATCTGAATATCCTTAAGTAAGGGGCTAGATATTACCTCTTGCCACGCGCTCTCTTGGGCGCCTTTGGTTTCGAGCACATTGCGGCTAACTGGCTCATATGTTTTTGCAGCTTCTTTTTCAAGTCCATCGCTAACTTTTTCAAACGTTTCATGAGCATCTCCTCCTCCATAGTAGTTCACAGCAAAGTCCATCTTAACGGCATAAATATTATAATCAACATCTGAGGCTAACACGGAGGCCTTATATGAGGTACCTTTCGCTACTAGTTTGTCAGTAGGAGTAAAAGATAGGTCAGCTCTCTTGTTAATGGCTCGGTCCTTAGCTACTTCAAATTTATCATTCTGCTTCTTAATACGATTAAAGAACTCTTTGACGTCTAGTAAGCTATGGCGGGGAACCAACTTTAATAGACGCTCTTCAGCTTTAGTCCTATTCTTACGTATATCACCCATTACTTCTTGCCAATGAGCGTTATACTTCTCGGGAGCACCCTTACCTGCTAGTTCTAGCTCCGTGATCTGTTCAGCGAGCACAAAATCAGAGACATTGTGAACTCGAGAATGCCAATCATTAGCTAGATCTTCCTCAGCAGTTTCCATCTCAGTAAGGGCAGCCTTTCTGAGATACTTAGGGATAATTGAGTCCCTATCAGCAAAAATCTCTTTAGGATCTGGTTTCTTTCCTACAAATAAATCTATAATCCAATTACTCATTATATTATTCCCCGCTTATTTTAAAATGATGTTACGAAAATTCGATCCGAAGTTAATAAAATCAATAAACTTTTTACGCATTTCAAGTAAGTCCATTTTATCTTTGTACTCTCTTTTCTTATCTTCCCATAAAAGACAACATGAATTACAAAGAAATCCAGGCTGTAAAGGTTTATCTTTTAACTCAACGGGTCGTTTACATCTGTCGCATTGCTTAGTATACATTATAAGTGTGCTCCGTCCTTACAAATGTTTTTAATATCTTCAGCGGTTATTTCTTTATTGGTACGCTTCTTTACGTTGCTTACAAATTCTTCTAAAGGAGTATCCCTTACACAGTCAATACAAACTTCTTTCTTATCAAAAAGTTCACATTTGTGAAAATATGCGTGAGTATATGCAGGACATTCACAACTCGCACAAACAGGATTCTCCATACTTATTGAGGCTCAGTAAGCATTCTTCGATAATATTCCTCTGAGTACTGCGCCTTATGATTAATAGCGTCTAGCTCTGAAATCTTCTTATCCATTCCTTCAACTCCGAAGCGACCTTCTGTTTCACGGTTAAAATATTTAAAATATCTCTTAGCCTCGGAGTTATCATTTTCGCAAGAAATTCTCCAAATCTGGTAGTCACGAAAACATGCATCTCCTTTTGATGTAAGCTGGTAAGCATCTAGCTGAGGAGAATACTCCTTCCAACATCTATAAACTAAGCCATTAGCTAGTAAAGACTTTGTCATTAGCTGTTCAGAAGTTCTCCACGACTTATATTTGAAGGTAAATGCGGAGAGATTCATTATTTCTGCGAAGCGGTGCTCTTTATTATCTGCAAAAAAGGATAACATTTTATAAACTTCTGCTTTAAACATTATTTCTCCTTTACCATATCAGTAGCTACACTAGAAAGTGTTTCTACTTCGGACAACCTTGTCATAATCTTGTTACGAATCTCATCAGCCTTTTCAGGAGCTTCAGATCTTATTTCTTCAAAAACAATTTGAATAAGTGTATATAAATTTTGATTAACCATTTCAGCAATAGCTGCGTTGGTCTCTTTCTCAAGTTCGCCAGATAGTTTTAACTGCGTGGCGACAATAGAATGAATTTCTCTTACATAACTACCTAGTACAGCTTCAAGTGAGCTGGTAGACCCTTCTAATTCCTGTACTTCTTCCAACTTTCTAATACGTTCAATACATTTTCGAATTAAATTTTCTAAAAGGTCCTTCTTATTATCTGTGGAAGTAGCTTTATCTAAAATAGCTTTTCGTTCATCAGCAATTTCATCAATATCATTCTTTTCTAAAGTAGTCATTGATAAAGGAGACGTTACTTCAACGATACCCTTTTCCGAATTCATTTTCTTACGAGCTTCATACCAATCTATCCAAATACCTATAGTCGGAGCTGTAGCAACCCCTAAAGTACCCTTGTACTCGCGTTTTAGATGGTTCTCAATTGCCCATTCTCTCGAGCCAGCATCTACTAGCTGAGCCATTTCTAGTTGTAGCTTTTTAGGGTAGAGAAATATCTTAGATTTAAAATTCTTGATGTCACTCTCAGTATTAAATTCTCTTTTGGCCATTAGAGCGAGAGGAACTCGGGATCAAGTTTAGAGTCAACACCCATTTTTACTTTAACTAAATCAATTAAATTGGTAAGAGTATTTTCAGAAATTTCTACGCTTCCAGCTATAATATTTCCCATATATAAGCTAGCCAAAGTAGTTGTCTCAGAAGTAGGGCGAAACTCTAAAACAGCTATAACAGATAATCCGTTATTGTTAACTCTGGCAGCATAACATCTAGGGGTCCTAATACTTAGCCCAAAGAAATGTTTTGAAGCTTTAATAACTGAATCGGTGACTGTAGAGTATTTTTCTAAATCGTGGCGGGAAGTGCGGGTAATATTGTTATTGTAATCTAATCTAACTTCAAATACATTTCCTTTAAATGCTTTAATAATTATTCCAGATTTGTCTATAGAAACTACATTAACATGGTCACCTTCTCTAAAAATGAATCGGCGAATAGCAGATGTCTTATTTTCTGCAGAGGTATCTCCATTTTCAAGTAGCTCTTTTATATCAGTATGGTTTTTTAAAACTTCCTGAATTTTCTTTACCAATCCTGTGACTCTAGAAGGAGAAAGATTTTCGGCGGAAGCTACTTGAGGGTTTGAAAGACCTTCCTCTACTAACATGCGATAAATTCTAAAAAGTCTGCCTGAGGAATCGGCTTGATTTAAAAGGTCTTTCAGTTGACTGCGGAGGATGTTATAGGCTGGATCGTCTTGTGCTCTTAATTGTTCTACACCTTCTAATAGCTGCTCTAATTCTACTTCTTCACCTCCAGGCATTGAAACGGGTTCAGCTAACGATCTTTCTCCGCCTGAAGTATCTTCTAAGTATTTAGTATATTTATTCCAAAGTGTATTGGCCTGCTGCTGCATTATCTTATAAAGCCAAGAAGAAAATGCCATTCCTTTAGTTCCGTCGTAAGTTTTTACTGCATGAAGAAGAATTGTTTGGGCGAATGAGGTGGGATCTATACCCATTTCAGGTTTAAATTTTAGACTTTTAGCCCACCCTATGGCTTTCGCCATATTATCGTTATACTCCTTTTGCTGTTCAGGAGTTAAATCAACAGTATCTTCAGCTACTTTAACCCAGTTTATTGCTAAATCTGAATAAGTTTTAAACAATGAATACTGGTCTGCGCTAAGAAAATAATCTCCATCGTCTTTGATATAAATTGTGGCACTCATTAAATTAGCCCCGGTGACAAAGTCAAATTCCTATTATATACATATATAAGCGGGTGATACGATAGGACGACAATTAGTCGACCCTTAATTCTTTTTTGATTTTTTTAACGCTTGCTGTTAACACAATAGAAATGTAAGGTTGGGTCACATTCATTGAAGACGCGATTTGTGGCTCGGACATCCCCATTACAAAATAAGACGTAAAGATTTGAAACTGTATATCTGTAAGTACTTTAGTGGCCGCGACAAACAACTTTTCGACTAACTCTTTACGGCGTTCTTGGAACTCTTGTCGCTCAGTTAATCGTTCTTCGTCTGTCTGAGTTTGAGCTATAGCCGTCTGATTATTATGAACTAGTTGTTCTAATTCAACACCTTCTGTAGGTATCTCCCGTTGTATGCGAAAGATAAATCTATCGGTGTTAACATCCGTCTGCGAACGGAATGATTTATTCGGCGTCGTCATCGATACATTCAACCGAGGGCTCGTAAGCCTGTAATAAATCTTTTAAAAATTCTAACTCTACTCTAACAGAAGTGGGCCTTTCAAAAACATTCATTTCAAGAACTGCATAGGAACCAGTTATTTCTTTTACTATTCCTTTGCACCCAATAAAGGGTCCATGAGTTACTTCTATATAAGATCCAGCTCTTACTAAAGGTGTCTTAAAAGCTTCTACTTCAAGTTGTTTTAAAGTCTCTAATTGTTTAATGGCTAAAATTTCATCTTCTGTTAAAGCTTGAGGTATTTTAGTTCCTGTGTGATGAAGGAAATAGGCGGGAATATGTCTATCAGATAAAAACTTTTCGAAGGTTTGAGCGTCTTCTAATTCAAGAAATGCGTAATCATAGTAGAAAAAATCTTTCTTAAGAGCTGTCGTCTTTCTGATTTTGCGGGGAACCATATACCCGGCCATCCAAAAATTAGGAACTTCTGGTGCTACTTTGAGGCATGCATTAATAGATCTTATATTTGCAATGCCGTTTGTCTTAAGAATATACCATCTTTTTACTCTCGGTAAAACTGGACTGTCTACTACTGCAATATCATTCATTGTTATTCTTGGAATTAATTACTCAAGGAACCTCCTGGTAACATCTATTAATATTTTATACACAATTACAGTGACGACTACCCCAGAAGTTGAGATAAAGTTCTAGGAACTAACTTTAAGAAAGCTTCAGGTCCATACGTCTTAACAAAGTTATCAGGATCTGTACCCGAAGGTAATTTTAATATAGAACTTTTAATACCTCTTGATTGACATAGCTTAGTTATCTTAGCTGCACATTTTCGACCTGGTTCATCGCCATCAGTGGCTATAACAATCTCATCACAAAATCTAGTTAGTAAACAGAGCTGCGTAGGAGAAAATTGGGACCCTAACATTGCAACTGCATTAGTTATGCCATGTTGATGTAGCGTAAGTAAATCAAAATTACCTTCAACAATAAAAGCTTTTCGAGCCTTCAGAATATCTGGCCAGGTTATGTTAAGTCCGTACATATGATGAGCCTTATCGTAATTTGTATGGACATACTTAAAAGGAGAACCGGTTGATAAGGGTCTAGCAGATACAGATACAGGTACATTGTATAAATTACATATGGGAAACAGAGCGCTATGATGGAATCGTCTGTCTATAAAAGAAGAAACTTCAGGTATCGTCACATAACCTGAAGTATCGCAATATCCTAAACTGAACGTCTTAATAGTCCCGTCTGTTAATCCCCGCTGCTTAAAATAGTCCATTAGGTGATCCACTTGTGCATACATTGCATATTAAAGTTTGCGTAGGCTAACTGCTCCGTATTCAAAGTTATATTAAAATAATCAGAAGGTCGTTTGTTCTTAGGTAGTATAGTAGAGCCCTTCACAATATCATACTTAACGTTATAATAGCCGTCTACTACTGGAATAGATGTGTCACAACTACGTACCTGCGAGAATGTCTTCTGTAAAGCTATTTCCATAGGATTTCCCCCAATACCTAATAAATGTAGGGGTTTGGTAGGCTTAATATGATCTATAGCATACTTAACAGCCTTCACTCTGGAGTCAGTAGGGTCTGTTGAAAAGGAAGCGCATCCTACATAACTAATACCAATAACATCGATTAAAGGATTTTTATCCATCCACGTAAAGCATTTAACCCATGAAGGTATATTAGATCCTTGTACAACACCCATTACTTTATATTTACCCTGTAGATTAGCAGCTGTAAAGAATTTTAAAAAGTCCTCAGTTGCTTTAATAGTCTTTGGCCCATTTTGAAAACTATCGGGAGATACTACTTCGTTAGCATTCAGAGTATTAGCAGCTTTAATAATTTCGGAATAAGGTAGGGCGTGCGCTAGCTCAAAAATAGAATTGTCTACTATCTTGTATCCTGGAGCTTTTCTATAATAGTCTACGTACGTCTTATCTTGAAGAGCTAAATGAGCTAAACAAAAACTGTAGTCATTGTACTTCCCTAGATCTTTTAGATTAGGTGTAGGAATCTCATAACTTATAATCATATTATTGTTGAAGAACCTTCTTTATTTGTGCCAGTCGCTGATCAGTAGATCCATACAATCGAGTAACTTTAATATTAAACTTATCAATAATCATCTGCTGGGTAGTATCTACGGCTTTTCTAAAACTCTCATCACTAGACCTAACTCCATCTAATTCAAGTTTAACATCCTCTGATAAAGGTATATAAAAGATATGGCTGTATTTAGCGCAGGTATCTGGAATGAAATGTTCATACCATTGTACTAAACTCACATCTTCTACAGCCTTACTCAAAAGAGTGTAAGAATATCTATCTATGACACTTCTATCGGCAATTAATACCTTATCTACATTAGCAGCCTCTTCAGTAGCATAACCATCCTCTATTAATCTTTGTGTAGTAGAGTTACTGGCGCTATTGATAGTATGTCCTTGGGCGCTTAACTTTCTAGCTATTTCAGCTATATGATATACAGGCTTATTATATATCTCCTGTAGAAGAGGTATAGTTGCTTTAACTAGTGTAGTCTTTCCTACTGATTGTGTTCCCGAAAAAACTACATAGATTGGCTTGTTCATCTACTTAAGGTTTTAACTGGGCCAATGGTTGGTTAACTTTTGCAGTCTCTTCAGCCGTCGGAGCGACGATCTTTGGAGCTGACGCTGTCTCTCTCGCTGCTGCCTGAGCTGCTTTACGCTCTTCAATTTTCTTTTCATAGGCTTCTAACTTGGTCTTGAAGCGAGCTTCAATAGCTTCTTTTGTTACCTGTGCTACTAAGGGTCCGTTTGTATCTCCACTAGGAGTAGCGGTTCGCGTGTAATTCTCTAGTAGAACCTCTTCTAGTGCTTGACTCCTTAGTACTTCAGAAATTAGTGCTGCTTGAAGCGTCACTACTTCCATACGTAAATTATTAAAAGCATTTCCAATCTGCTCATTGTTTGCGCCTATTGCTCTATATACTTCTCCATCTCTCATTTTAATCTCCTTTGTTTAATAAAAGCTGCGAGTATCTACAACCCACTCATCACCCTGCTTACTCTGACCTACGTAAGATGTTACATCATAAGGGTGAATTGATTCCAAATTGCGGGTTCTAACTTTATACCAAACCGCTTCAGGTAGTAGCTGAATCTTATTACCTACATCTCTAGAAATATCTTCTACAAACTTAGGATTATCGTATCCCGCTATAGTAACATACTTCTCATCTTCTCTCTTAAGAATAGGGTATAATTCTGCTGATCCTGAAGTCTCTGCAATGCGAATCATATCTTCTAGCCATAGTCCTGGAGTTGGAGGATTTGTACGTACCTGTAATGTGACCATCCCTCGCTGGGCATGTGCTCCTAAACCTACTCCCGTCTTTTTATCAGTAAGACACATCTCCTTACTGCAAGGGCAATATGAGGCGACTGGAACTGTTACTTCAGTAATAAATTTAAGTTTACCTGATACAAGCTGTCCAATGAATCTGCAAGAGTATCCTGAAGGAGCTGAAATCTTACTTACAGGAGTAGTCTTATTCATCCAGTAGTCAAAGCTTGCAGAGATGTATACATCTTTTGTATCTAAACTGGTAGCTAACTTCTCTAAAAGAGCTGGGAAGGCATTGCCAGATAGTGCTGAGTGATTATCCTCCGTAACAAACAACTGCGCGAAGCGACTCATATTGGTCCCTTTCAAGCGCTTCTCTAAAGATCCAAACATATTAACCTTGGCTAAAGTTTTTACAGGTTCTCCTCCGCCTTTGCGATTTAAGACAATTGGAACAGCTACACCTTCTACTCCAACACGATTAATCTCAATCCCTCTTTCATCAGGGGTAATATGTACATCGGGCAAAGCTGCTTTCTTAAATCCTCCAGCCCTAGAAATTGTTTCCAATCGCGTCTCAGTCGTATTAACTGTTTCCATTAGAATCTCCATATATTTATCTGCCACTACTGCCGAAGCCACCTTCACCTCTACTAGATTCAGGTAGTTCAGTCACAACTTCTACTTTTATTTTAGGTACAGGTAGAATTAATAGCTGGGCTACCTTGTCACCCGTATGAATTTCATAATCTCTGCTAGTTAAATTAACAACTATTACGGTAATGTTTCCTCTGTATCCTTGATCAATTACTCCTGGGTGAATACGTAATCCAGCTTTACCCATAGATGATCTGGTCATTAATTGGCCGTAATAACCTTTAGGAATACCTAAACTTAACTTAATGTCAACGATAGCAGATTCAAAAGCTTTAACTGTTACGTCATGGGTACCTACTAAATCAAATCCTGCGTCTTCATCTGGATGGGCTTTAAAAGGTACTTTTGCGTCAGGACTATTTAGCTTAACTAATAGGGAGGTGCTCATATTATTTAATACATAATTCAGAAGATAATTCTGATATATTCTTTATCTTCTTTAGAGAACCTAATCGAGTTCCTACTTTGATATCTACTAACATAGGAACTATCGCTCCTGCTACAGGTCTTTCAGCTTCAGCTTTAACTATACTAAAGGTAGCCTCTACTTCATTTTCAGGTACTTCATACACTAAAGAATCGTGAACTGTCATTACTAAACTACCTGTTAATTTTGCATTAAGTAAAGCCTTTTTAATACGTACAGAGGCTATCATAGTCATGTCTGCTGCAGCTCCTTGGATAGGAGAATTCTTACACTGTCTTTCAGCTTCAGATCTAGCCATATCCTGATTGCTATTAATTCCTGGAAGTCTGCGAATTCTTCCAAAATAATTAACTACCTGACCAGTCTTCTTTGCTATAAAGATTTGTTGCTTTAACCAGGCTTGTGCCTGAGGATATCTACCAAAGAAAATACTTACAATTTTTTTAGCGTCTGATTCAGGAATACCTAGCTCTTCGGCAAGAGACCATGTTCCTCTTCCGAACATAAGACCGAATACAGTCGCCTTAGCCTGCTGCCGCTGAGTGTCGGTAACACTGCTAATGTCTACTCCGTGAGATAGGGCGTATGTCATTCTGTGAATATCTACATTATTTTTTAAATCTTCTACCATTTGAGGGTCTCTACTATATTCACCCCACCATCTAAATTCAGCCGAAGAATAGTCGGCTTCAATTAACTTATATCCTGGACGAGATATAAAGATACCTCTTACAATAGACTCTCTAGGAATCTGTTGCATGTTAGGTTCGCTAGAAGATAATCTTCCCGTAGTAGTACCGTGCTGCTTATAGTTGCTATGTACTCTACCATCTACATCAATATGTTCTGATAGCCCTTCGATAAAAGTACTTAAAATCTTTTGACAGTCCTTATATTCTAATAAAAGCTTAGGTATAGGATGGTTAGGATTCTGCTTTGAAATAATTTCTATAGCTTTATTATCTGTAGATAGTCCCCCTCCCTTGGTTTTACCTGCGGGAGAGAAACCTAATTTGGTAAATAGAATATCTTGTAACTGCTTTGATGAATTGATATTAAAAGGCTGTCCTACTGAACCAAAAATGCTCTGTTCTAAAGAACTTCGCTTTGTAGAATACTCTACCCTCAGTTTTTCTATATAATCTCGATCAGCCTGAATACCTAACAACTCGGCATCCATTAAAACATCTCTAGCAGGTAAAACTACCTGTCTCATGAGTCTAGTGAGATTAGCTGCGTTAATCTGAGGCTCGAATATCTTAAAAAGTCTAAAGGTGCAGTCAGCATCCTTTGCGCAATATAGATTAAGCATATCGAAAGGTACTTGAATATATTGACCTTTAAATTGTTTATTAGCTTTAAACCAATCATCTAAATCTTTATCGTAGCCTCCCATATCAGTATAAGCCCATGCACAATCTTTTAGACCGTGTAAATTTTCGGCGTTCTCATCAATAAGATGATGGGCTAACATTGTATCAAACCAGAAATTGTTTAATTTAATGCCTTTCATTATAAAAAACTTCTGGTCGAATTTAAAGTTATGTCCTATCTTCTTAGAAGGGCCTTCTAAAATCTTTCTGACTCTTTCCCATAAATCAATAGTAACTGAATATTCCCAAAAAGAATCGGTGCTACCTCCAGCCTTCATTAAGGGGAGACACCATCCTTCTCTGTCCTTCCAGCTAAATCCAATACAAGAAATATCGCCCTTGCGGGGATTTAAATCGGTCGTCTCAATATCAATAGCTATTTCACTAGCTTCTGTTAGATTTTTAAATAACATCTCTACTTTTTCAGGAGTGTCTACAATAGTATAGTTACCTGTACTCTTAGGAGTTAATCCAGTATACTTAGAGGACTCTTTAATTCTTACTAGATCCTGAACAGTAATAGATGTATACTGAGGATTTCTTAGGATGGCTGCAGGATGTATAGTAGGAATAATTTTGCAATTATATTTATCTGACCAAAATTCAGTACCTCTGTGAGACATAATAGAAGCAGCTTTACTTTCTAAGAAATATCTAAGAGCTATATTTCCTACAGGTACTATTACTACAGGCTGAATTCTCTTAATTTCTTCATCTAAGAAAGGGGAGCAAGCAACTATTTCTTCAGTGGAAGGATCTTTAGGACCTTTCTTTGCATCTATTACTCCTCCATGACATCGAGTTAAATTAGTCATGAAGATATCTCGATAATCTATTCCAGCTTGTTTTAATAGCTGTTTCCATAATCTGCCAGCATCTCCAAGCATAGGAGATCCCATCTTATCTTCTTCGAAATTAGGTCCTTCACGAATAACCATGATCTTAGAAGTAATAGGTCCTACTCCGTTAACGATAGTTTTTCGAGTCTTACATAGTCCACATAAAGTACAGTTCTGGTTGGGAATTAAATCAAAGGACATGCTTTACCTCTTAGGTATTTGATGAAGGGAGGGATTACAATTAGGTCCGTATGCGAAGTACTTTCCAGCTCGTGCACTTGTATACTGGTCGTATAAACATCCTGAACAGTGACTTGCTCTGCAAACTTCACAATACTTTATTCCGTTGAGTAAGCAGCAAAGGTTGTTCATTACTTAATTATACTACTTTTTCTTCTTTTTGGAGCGAGGTCGAGAAACAGTTTTTTGGGGAAAGACTTGATTTCCATCTAGATCTTTAAGAACAAAAGCCCAGGCATTCATAACTTCATTTACTTTAGGGTTGTTAAGCTCAACTAAAGCGACTGCCATACATGAGAAGAAGTCACCATTATATCTATGGCCTTTATAAACAACACGAGTCTCTACTCGGGGTTCAGGAGGAGGGGCAGAGGCAGTTTTCATAGGGCCTGAGGATGTTCCGGGAGGAATGTTAACACTATTAGAAGAGGATACTTGCTCTCCAGGAAATACTACCTTAGGAGAAAAGCGGCCAGCGTTCTCGTCTAACTTACGACGAAGATCCTCTAGATTAGTAGGGTTCTCAGCTTTTCGAAGTCGATTAATAGCTTCTATAGGTGAATCTGTTCCTGAGGTAGGATCTTCCATAGCTGATTGGAGGCTTCTAATAAATTCGGGGCTTAGGTCGTTCTTTTTTTCGGTCATGGCTTATTAGATTGCTTCTTAGGTTTATCTTCAGGTGTCCATCTGATGTGGATGATATACTGCTTAGTACTCTTTTTCTTGTAGATGGTAACGCCATTTACAGTAACTTCGTTAGTACCCGCTTTTTCAATGACTTCGTCAGCAGCCCTCTTAAAAAGATCTGCTAAAATTTTGTTCTTAAAACTACATTTCTTACCTGCAAGTAGTCGCTGTATCTGCTCAACGCAAAACGTCTCAGTCTGATCCATTTTATTTATACAGATTTTGTCGTATATTTATCAATAATACCTTGTAGATATTCAGGAGTAGGAGTAAAACTCTTTCTGGATTCCTCTACAAGGACTAAATACTGATCTACTCCAAACTGATTTATGTACCAACAGCGGCTGTAATCAGGCAAAAATTGTTCAACATAATTACACGTTCGACATGAACCAATCACGTTTCTAGCATCCCATCGAAGTATCTTTCTGCGACGGCTCACAAAGTGAAAACATACTTCTACAGGCTTTTTGAGACAGAGAGGGCACTTACCATATTTAACTATAGTTTCTTTTCTTATATAGTCGCTTAAAGCTTTGTCAGCCTTTTTATGTAATCTGCGTAGTATAGTTCTAGCAGGAATTTTGCGTTTCTTCTTTGCCATTAGACTACCTTAGAAACTCCGTTTGTTTGACTTAGTCTAATTTCTTTGTCTGCTTCTATCATAACTGACGTGGAATGTGAAACAAGAATAATTTGACGACCCATCATTCGACTATAATCTTTTAAAAACTTACCAAATCGTGGTTGATACTCTATGCTAATATTGGCCCCTACCTCGTCTAAGATAATTGGTCCTTCTATCTTTGGTGAGTGAAGATCTATAATGACTAGCCTTAGGATAGTAGAAATTACGTTCTTTAGACCTCCTGCTTCCCCGTTAATAACATCCATATCAGTACCTATCAAATTGTCTCTAATCTTAAATTCTACGCTAACAGCGTTGCGCTTGTTCTCAAATAAAATCACAAATTGAATAGAGGGGTTATCTAGAATTTCCTGCAGAGCACTAGTAACAATACCTTCGATCTTTGTTATACTCAGTTCGCGGGTTTTTTCTGAGACAGATTGTAATAAGCTGGAGGCTTTAAGAAAAGTATCTTCTTCAGAAGTGATTTCTTTTAATCTAAGGGAATTTTCTTCTAACTGGGTAGTAAGAGTTTCTTTTTGGCCTTCTAAATATTGTAGGCGCTGTTCTAAACTAACTAATTTACTTCCTAGGGAGATTATTTTGTTGTTTGACATGATAAGCAATAGTTCCTAGAAAAATAACCCATAGTAAAAGTCCTACTATCACTCCTGCAGCATTCTGTTGTAGCCAATCTGTGACAGCATCTATTACTATCATAAAGTAGGCAATTCGCTTAGTTTAAGTTCATCTTCAATGATCTTATATAACTTAGACATTACCCCCTCTAGATTTTGAGAAGTTAATTCTTCAGGTGTAAAATATCCTGTAGCTTTAAGAGATTCAAACAAATTATTAACTTCTAAAAGAAGCTTATTCTTTTCTTCAGCTAGATACTCTTCTCTAGTTCCTACCACGGCCTCTTTCTTTTTAAGGTCGTCTAACCTGTTTCGAATATCTTCTATATTTGTCTTCATTAAGCCTTAGCTGTGGCTAGTAGTCTCTTAACGTCTAAAGCATCTTGAACCAAAGTAGATCTATAGACAGCTTCAGATGTAGCCGTTTCATTGACTCTTACTTCCGTAACAGAAGCTGCGCCATCGTTTAAAAGTTCTTCCGCAATAATAAATAGTTCTCGGGCAATATTTTCTGCGGTAGGATTATTGTCAAAAATATAGTGTCTCTGCTTATTTTCTCTTAAAAAGGTAAGCATAGGGGTGTCTTTCTCCGCGACCAAAAAAGAGTGATCCCATTTATCGTCAATCCACTGCTTAAGAGATTTGAAATCGTTAAAATCTTTTACAAAGCCAAACTTATCAAGATCGTCAGTATTAGCTTCCATTACTACTGTAACTACATAGGAATGTCCGTGTGCGTGTTGGCAATTACCTGGATATCCAAATGCTAATCTGTGACCGGCCTCAAACTTAAATGTCTTTGATACAATCATGATCTCTCCTGAATATCGTTAGGTCTAACTACAACTACTCCACAAATATCTCTACATCGAATACACCACTTACTTAAGTGTATATTATGCATACAAAATTGTGTACAAGCTTCACTCGTGGATGTATGAGTACATCCATCTACGCACTCTAAGAATTTCTCCTTAGAGAGATCCATATTATCTAGGTTTGTTACTCTTCTTACGACTACTTCCAATAGACCATCCTACCTTTGAAGTATAATAAATTTGGTTATTCTTACGCAAAGTCTGTAAAGTTGCATCTAAAGCGTTGTCATCAGTTATCCTAAGGCGAGACTTAAGGTCTCTAAAGCGCATAGGGGAACGTCCTAGTAGAGTTAAAATTTCTACTTGTAAGTTAAAAACCGGCGTCTTTGCTAATGTAACCATATGTTTAATAGTCTCGTTGAATTTTCTTTGAATTACCAGATGTGTTATTTGCGAACTCATATTATAAATACAGAAGAAAGAATCTATTAATGCACTATCATGCGAGCTGTTTTAATTCTTTTTAAAGCTTCTTGTAAAATTGTTTCATTAACATTAGATAACTTACCTACTTCTTGAATTAATTTCTCAATATCTTGAGATTCAAATTGGCTTTGTTTGAGCCCATTAATAAACTTTTCTAGATCTAACTTTTGTGTTTTCTCTTCTTTATAATCTTCTAAATTAAATACTGTGTTCCCGTTATCTTGTTCTAAAGGAATTCGAGTATAATGTACTTGTAAATTAGTATTCATAGAAGCTTCAAATTTAACAACGCTAGGGACTATCTTTCTTTCAGATATATCAGTGCGAACTAATACCCCCGGATTGATTATCCTACAGTTGTTAGAAAACTCTACTTGAAAAGGGGTATGATAATGCCCTGCAAAGATTGTTGTATTAGGGGCTAGCAATTCTACTTCTTTAGCGAGGACATGTTTAAAAATTGCTGGTGCTGGAAGTAACATATTATGAGTTAAAATAATTTGATTATTCCCTTTATATATTTCAGAGGTGTGATTAACTAAATAGTCTATCCCTAAAAAAGAAATATTTTTAATTACTTGTCTACCCTTTAATTGCTTTACTAATCTGGAAGCATATAACGTTCCTAACGCTGTCTCTTGTATGCTCTCTACTCTACCATGTACGTCGTGATTACCTACGATAGAGTATATGCCTAGTGGTAAAAGCTTGTTAATACGGTCTAGGTGTTCCATTACTTTATTCACTAATTCTAAAGAAGGCTTGGGAATATCAAATACATCTCCTAATAAAAAAAGAGAGTCAATATCCTTTTCAGCTATAATTAAATTCTCTAAATTAGCTAATTTAGTAAACTGCGCTTGTAAAAAGTCATCTGTTCTACGAAGAGGTGTTCTATCACAGAAATGGCAATCTCCTAGAACTAAAGATTTCATAATTCTCTCTTACACGTAGGGCATATTGGTGCAGCTATCCTAGCTTCTTCAAGTAGATGTTCCAACTCTATTCGATCTCTCTGGATAGTTATTCTAACAGAGGCTAAATTTTTAGTGGAGTCAGATATATTCTCTAATCGATACGACAAATCCTTCAACTTATGATACCCTTGATATAGATCTTGAGCTGTTGTCGCGTGTTTAATCAGATTGTTAAAGTTAAGGTCTTTAAGTTTCTTAAATTCAAAATATTGCTTCTTCCAAGAAACAATATCTCCTTTAAGAGCTAATCCTGTGTTATAGTATGTATCTAGCTCACGTAAGCTCTCGTACCTTGTGCGTACTTGAACTATCTTTGTCCTAGCCTCTGTAAGATCAGGAAGCTTAGATAATTTCTGATTAAGCTCAAAATTAGACGACTTAACACTGTCTGTTTCGCTAGATAGTCGCCGCCTATCTTTGTTAAGATCTTTTAGAGCGAAATCTATCCAGTGTAGTCCCGCGAGGCGTGCGAGAATCTTAGTTTTAGTAGGCCCACTTTCTTTTAAAAGAAACATGGGCTCATCTTGATCCACTACGTTAGACGTAATGAATTCATCTTCATCTATCTGAAGTGGGTGGATACCTAGTACTTCGCATACTTCTTTAGGTAAGTTGGTACCAAAGCTATCGTACGTTTTAACCTTACCTTGAGAATCTCTTACATCTATCTGATTAATTTTATCGCCTTTGATCCTAATAATAGTGAATCCATTTGACAAAGTCGCGGTGATTACTACCTCGGTACACCCATGCCTTACATAAGAACTATGCCATACATTGTATATTAGAAAGTTAAGAGCGCGTACCATAGATGACTTACCTGATCTGGTTGCTCCAATAACACAATTGAAGTAGTCGTCAAAGACTATAGTATTATCTTTATGAGCCTGAAAGTTTTGCAGGCGAAGAGATTTTATAGTAACCACCTATATAATACAAAAGGTGGATCTCTTTAGGAGGGGTTACGGATGTAAAAGTCTGCCTAGATCTCCGACTGTGGCTAGTAAAAGAATCGATCCTAGAAAAGCTATTCCTAATACCTGCCAAACAAAAACAACTGTCTTTGAAGGAAATTTTCCTGTGAGTCCTTCCCACAGAAATAATACTGCGAATCCTCCGTCTAGTAGAGGGATGGGTAGAATATTGAACAAGCCTATAGCTATGGAAATTGCGGCCATCATTGAAAAGATTTCAACCCAGCTAGATGCTGCTTGAGATACAGCTTGAAAAATACCTATAGGTCCCATTAGTCCTGGATTTTGATGTTGTCCAAGTTTAGAAGATATAATAAGATACGTCTGTGAGATCTGATACCAGCATATCCTGGAGCTCAGCGTAACGCTATGAGAAATATTTGTAGATGTGTTAGCTAACGTCTGCGGTCGTGAATCCTTAATAAATACTAATCCTACAAAGATAACAAACGCTAAAACAAAATTCATTAAAGGTCCTGCATAGGCTACCAGTAATCGTTTATACCACGCTTTACCAAAATATTCATCAGAACTAGATTCAGAAGGACTCTTATCAATTCCGGCAGGTTTGATAAAGCCTCCTAAAGGAATGGCTCTAAGAGAAAATTCAGTGTTCCAATAATTAAAACTATATAATACAGGACCAAATCCTAAGGCAAAACTTTCTACTTCTATACCTAACTTCTTACAAGCTAAGTAATGACCCATCTCGTGAATAAATATTACTACAGCTAAAATAAAAAGATACACTAATAAATGATATCCTGCATTAAGAAGAAGTGTCATTATATCCGCCTTTTAACGTCATTCTCTAATACATGTAGTCGGGGGCTAAACTTGAATCCTTTTTCTTCACAAAGCTTTTTAACCTTGTCCTGTCGAGCTAACTGCTCAACTCGAGTCTTACCTTCAGGCATTAAGTAATTCTCTTTCATACCATATTTAGAGATAAGCGTTTCTATTTCCTCTAAATCCTTATCTGACGTAACTACCCATTTAAAAGATACTTTAGAACTGGAGGCTAAAGCGGTTAATGCTTCAGGTCTCTCACGCATCGTAGGTCGATTATCTGGGCCTGAATTAGATAACTTAGGGCTGCAATTGATCTGATCTACTAAATCAAGAAATTCGGGGTCGGGAACTATTGTACCATTTGTTTCAATCTCTACCCAATAATCATTTAATTTAAGAGCCTCTATTAAAGGGAAAAGAGGCTTCTGTTGGAGTAGGGGTTCTCCTCCAGAGATTACTACAGCTTTAGTATTAAGCTTATCTAATTCAGCCTTGATCTCGTCGATATCCATAAAAACAATTTCTTTCATAGGATCATACTTTTCTGGATGAACAAATTTGGTGCCTTGCCAATTCCACGTATAAGGGGTATCACACCAAGAACAAGCTAGATTACATCCTGATAGTCTTAGGAAGAGAACTTCTAGTCCTGAGGATTTGCCTTCTCCCTGCTTAACAGGTCCATAAATTTCGTTTACTTTTAATTTCATATTATATAATACTAGTATTCGTGTTATTCGTTGCGGCAGAATATTGAACTTCCCCAAATATGACATCCCTCAGGTTCTCCTACAGAGACTTTGGTACAAGAACCTGTAGTATTCCATACTTCAGTAAATCCTTTTAGGGTAGAGTGGTGATCGCATAACTTTAAGCCACATAACATACACTCTAGCAAAGGATTAAGGGTGCAACAAAGCCAGGATTTTATCTGTGGTTGAGAACTCGAACTAGGCACTTTTCTTCCTTAACCTTTCGGGGAATTCTAACAATATATTTTTTATATATAACTTCCGAGCAGAAGGAACATTTGAACACTATCTTCAAGCCTTTTTCGTCTGTTACTATCTCATGAGTAACGCTATGTCCTTCTTTAGCGTGTAGATCTACAGGAGGGGGAGAAGGAGGCCAGGTAGTCCATCCAGGCGTAGAAACTGTAGGAATATTAATAATAGAGCTGGCATGCATAGGGCATATAGACCCATACATATTACATGTACACGTTTGGCTATAGCCGGGATAGCACATAGTACATGGTCCGTATGTTCCATGTATACACGGACCATATGAAGGGGTATTAGTAATAGATGTGCTAGTACTAGCAGCAGTTATAGCTCCAACTGAGTTATTACCTGAGCTGAGCGTAAAAGTAGTTCCGTCCGTCGAAGAGACAGATGTTCCTAAAGTAGACATTAGTTACTCGCAGCTGATTTTGTACCTGTAGTATCTATTACTTTCTGAGCGATGGCTTTATAGATCTCAGGGTTATTGCGAATACCTTCGGCAGCATTCTCTCTACCAACCCACTTCTGATCTTCAAAGGTATAGGTATGTCCTTTGTGCTCTAAGAAGCCTTTATCCAAAGCAAACTCAATTAGATCTGATACCTTATCAATGCCCTTGCCGTATAAGAAAGTTAGCTCTGTTGTGCGCATCGGAGGAGCAACCTTATTCTTAACCACATTGATAGCCATTTTATGTCCTAGAATATTAGTACCTTCTTTGATCTCAGAGCCAGATACCTTTCGAACACTTAAGCGAACTGAGCTATAAAACTTTAGAGCTTCTCCGCCAGGAGTTGTCGTAGGAGAACCGTACATGCTCATACTCTGTCTAATCTGGTTAATAAAGATTGCTACTGTCTTTGTCTTACCAATAATAGGTGTGATCTTTCTACATGCTTTGCTCATGAGCTTAGCTTGGAGACCCATTGACTGTTTCTCCATATCTTCTTCCATTTCAGCCTTAGGTACTAAAGCTGCAGTACTATCTAAGACGATGATATCAAAAGAATTAGAAGCAATAAGACGCTCCATAGTTTCTAGAGCTTGCTCGCCATAATCAGGCTGAACGAAATATAGATTATCTACATCTACTCCCAGATCTTTAGCATACTGTCTGCTAAAAGCATGTTCAACGTCAATAAATGCAGCAGTACCTCCCAGACTCTGGGCGGAAGCAATAGCTGCTAAAGCTAGGCTGGTTTTGCCTCCTGAGGGAGCGCCAAATATTTCGATAATACGGCCTCGAGGATATCCTGGAACACCAAGAGCATCATCTAATAGGAATGATCCTGATCGGATAGTTTCTATGTCTAGAGGTGGTGCATCTGATAGCTTTTGGACCTTTAGGCCTAAATCCTTCTCGATCTGATCTAGTATACTTTTCAATGATGCTGACTTGGTTTCCATTATTTCCTCTTAAGAAATATCTTCTCTTGTAGAGCGGCTAACTTTAGAAAGGGACGTCTTCTATTAGGGTCTGATTAGCTACAGGAGCTTGTCTAGCTGCAGGAACTGTCTGCCTAGCAGGCGTTGGAGCAGGTGTGGCTAATGGAGCTGCAGTTGCAGGGGCAGTTGTTGGAGTGAAATTAGAGGTTGTAGGTCTAGCAGATACTACATTGGCAAATACCTTACCTTTAGTGCTAGTCTTGTGTACTACCTTAATCTTAAAAAGCTTACCCTTTAATACATCTACATCCAGCTCGTCTGTAACAGTAGAAGTATCAATACCCATCTCTACAAGAGCGCGATCTAACTTGTTGCCCATCTGTAGCTTCGCGTTGTGTAGCATTGAAACTTCCTGAGTCGCAAATTCTCCGTCAAGCACTTCAAACTGGAACCTGATACATTCACCATACTGGCTCGTCTGAGGGGTTACTTCAGATAGCCGTGCGAGGTAATCTCCCTCAGCTACATCCTTCTCACGCTTAATTTTAAATGACATAATTTATTTTACTCCCGTAACATTTAGTTTAATTTTAAGATTTTTATCACGTATAATCTTCCACCACTTCTTATTACATTCAGTTACTGCGATTACGCCTGAACCGAATACTTCTTCTATTGTAAGATGTTTAATAGGGTCTAAATTAACCCCAAGAGCTTTAAGTCCTATACGAGGCATTATAACTTTGCTAGAACTTTTTCTAGTTCTGATACCACAACTGGATTATTTCGCTGTCTCGCAAAATCTATTGCCTTACGCACATTTTCTTTGCGAAGTTCTTTTTCTTCTAAAGTTTCAGGTCTTGGAGGTAGCATCATAAGAGTAGGAGCTATAAGTCCTGATAAAACTAAAGGAACAGCCCAAGTTTTGTTTGTTTCTTTATCTAACCAAACATACCCATCTGTTTCGGAAATTTTTAAAACCTCTACATCTTCAAGGTATTTAGCCATATTAGCTTCCCTTTACAGTTATTGTACGACTAGATCCTGGAGATGCTTGCCATTGTCCAGGAAATCTGCGCTCAATTTCGCCAATCTCTAGTTGAAGTTGAATTACAGTAATTTGTCTAGATACGCTAGAATTGGTTCCTTCTAAATGATTATACTTAGATTGAACAATCTTGTGAAAGCAATCGGCGTCATTAGCTTCAATCTCAAGCTGACGAACTTTGAGATACTCTTCTGGAATCAAAGCGTTGGCGGCAACAACACGCATATCCTGGGACTTTTGAGATCTGACAGTCTCTACAGTAGATAAAATTTTGTTAAGCTTAATTTCATGCTCTAATTTAGCTTCGTTTAAAAGGCGAGTGATTTCTCTTTCATTTTCAATGGCTTGAGATAAGATATGTCCTACACGTTCTTTGTGAGCGTGGATCTCAGCGATCTTACCATTAACTAAACTAAGACCTGTAGTAGCCGGATCTCCATCAAGCTCTAGATGAATAGAGTTTAGCTCTTCGTAAAGATTATGACGTTGTTCAGCTGTTAGCATAAATTAAACTGTAGACTCCTGCGACTTGACAGCATCACCGTTTTCAACAGCTTCCTTTAGAAGCTCTGAATGCTTTTCTAAGTCTCTAGCTGTTAGGGCTTTTACCTGAGCTGAGAGTTTATCACTAGCAGCTAAAAATTCTTCTTTAGAAGAATATTCTACTTCTCTAACAAGTTCTGTAGAGAACTCTTCTGAAGCAAATTTATAAGATAGTTTTCTTGAGTATCGCTTAGTTAGTTTTTCTTTCATAATATTTATACAAAAGTTGTCGCCAAATTAATCTAGATCAATTAGGTTCACTAATTCTACTTTAGAATCTTCTACCTCTGTCTTTCGAACTTCATCAGAAGCGTCATCATATACTTTGTTAAGCCACGCTGTAATCTTACGTTTATCCGTAGTTTTAATAACAGTAGGGCCAAGCATATGATCTACCACGTAGTAACGAGATCTTTTAGTCATGATTATACTGGAGAAGCAAACTTGGTGGTAGAATCTAGATAAGGCGTAGGATCTGTAACACCTGCTTCGATAAAACTCTCACGACGCTCGTAGTCGGTGCCACAGGTTCCGCAAGCTATTTCTCCGCCTTTGTAGCATGACCAGGTATCTAACCAGGGAACGTTCAGCTGACTACCAAGCTTGACTACATCTGTTTTGGAAATGTTGATAAAAGGTCTCTCAATCTGAACTACATGCCAGTCTGCCAGAGCTAGCGTCTTATTCAAGGCATCAACAAATTCTTCTCGACAATCAGGATAAATTTGATGATCCCCCGAATGTGCCCCGTATGCAATAGTGTCTGCTTTCTCAGAAATGGCCCAAGCTGCTGCTACATTTAACATAATTGAGTTACGATTAGGTACCACTGTAAGCTTCATATTTTCAGCAGCATAATGACCATCGGGAACTACAACACTAGCATCCGTCTGCGAGCTACCTCCGAGTAGCGGCTTTAGAGAAGACAAATCTACAATCTGGTGCTCTACTCCAAGTTTGGCGCAGGTCTTTTTGGCGAACTCTAGTTCCTTAGAATGGCGTTGACCGTAGTTAATCGACAGGGCCTTGACGTCGCGACCTTCTGCCTTTAGTTTATAAAGAAGTACTGTAGAGTCAAGTCCACCGCTCAAGATTAAAATTGTTTTCATTATAATAGTCCTTTAATTAATTTTCCAAATTTTATAAGCCGTCCAGAAGCATCCGAAAGATGCTAATAACGTATAGCCTATGATTATAGTCAGTAGTGCTTCTATGAGTATAACCATATATAATATTACATTTTGTCATTGAGTGAATTTAAAACTTTAGTAACTCTTTGAGTTAAATCAGCAGCTTCTTCTCGAGTAAGAGGTCCTTT